CACCTGCTGGCTGATGACAGGGCAGGGAAACCTGCCCTTCTTTTTCTTTTGACACTATAAACAAGAAAAAATATGAGCTGTGCATTAACATCAGGATACGCATTAGGATGCCGCAACAACGTCGGCGGCATTAGCGAAATTAGGCTTGCGTCTTACGTTGCATCGGGAGTGATAGCCACCAACGCATCAGGCACGGTGACTGGCTTCACAGGCTACGCTTCGGGAAGCAATGCCTTCTACAAGTTTGAGTTGCCGAAGGGCGTGGGTCAGTTTACTGAAACCACAAACGCGAGTGTTGAAAACGGCACGATTTTCTACCAGCAAGAAATGACGCTGGTCATCAACAGGCTCACGCAGGAGGTACGCAATCAGTTGCGCCTTGCTTCCAACGGCAGGTTGTTGGCCATTGTAACTGACCGCAACGGCAAGTATTGGCTGTTGGGTGAAACGAATGGCATCGAGGTGACTGGCGGCACAGCGCAGTCAGGCACAGCGATGGGTGACCGAGGTGGTTATGAGTTGACGTTCACGGCGATGGAGGCACAGCCTTGCAGGGAGGTGCTATCGACTGCGATTGCAGGGGTGACCGCAACAGCGCAAATCACAGGGGGCGCGAATTAAGTGTAGTTCAGTTTGGGTTGGTTGAAAGCCAGTGCGTTAAGGGTCGCACTGGCTTTCTTATTTTTGCACAACACAAACCCTTAAATCTGCACAATGAGAATCTGCATTGTTTACAACCAGCATCCAACAGGGTGCAGTTACTACCGCCTTGAAATGCCGAATGCCGCTGTTCACGACCTATGCGGTGGGGTGGTGGATTTTGTCAGCATTGATGACATCAGGCGTATGGAGGAAGATGAGTTGAAAACGATTGACCTATTCCTATACAACCGAACGTGGATTGCAGGGCCGTTGGAGGCTGTGGAACAGGTGGCCAACATCCTTCGGCAGTACGGTGCGCGCATCATCCTTGATATGGATGACTATTGGCATTTAGGCACAGGGCATAGCTTTTACAGGCACTACCACGACACCAAGATGCCCGCCATCATCGAGAAGCACATCAGGATTGCTGACCATATCATCACGACAACGACATACCTGCGCGATGAGTTGGTGAAGTTCAATAAGAACGTCAGCATCTTCCCGAACACGCCATACCTGCAATACAAGCAATTTCAGGAACAGCCAACGCAAAGCGAGCGGGTGCGCTTCGGTTACTTCGGCGCGGCCCAGCACACCGAGGATGTTGAGTTGATGCGGTCACCACTGCAACGCCTGTCGGATGAGGTGGAACTGGATGGAAAGTATATGATTTACCTTGCAGGGTGGAACGAAAACAACCCAATCTACCAAGGCTATGAGCAGGTGTTCAGCAACAAAGGCAAGAACAACAACTACTCACGCATCCAAGCGGCTGACATATACAGCTACGTTCAAGGTTACAATTGGGTGGATGTAAGCCTTGCACCGCTTCGCGACACCAAGTTTAACCGATTGAAGTCGGAGTTGAAGATAACGGAGGCCGCGTGGATGGGTAAGGCAGTCATTGCAAGCGAGGTGCCGATGTATGCGGATTGCATCGAGAATGGCGTGGATGGGTGGCTTGTGCCTGAAAAGAAGGACAAACTGTGGTACAAGTATATGCGGGCATTCATTAACGAACCTGCGATGGCGAAGGAAATGGGTGAGCGGTTGCGGGCGAAGATGCAGGGCAAGTTTGACATCCAGCAAATCAGCGAGGCGAGGCTGAATTTGTACAAATCAGTCGCGCGTGGTATTTAGAGGTAATGCTATACCTAAAAGCCAGCCAATCGAATACGATTAACGTCACTTGGACTGAACGCGCAACCAACGCGACCATCTACAAGTTGATTCTGACCAACATCGCCAAGAACACCAGCACGGCCATCTACATTGACGCGATTAGCAACGCGAGCAGTTATGAGGAGAGATATGACCGCTTCACCTTCACGCTTGGCGCGTTGGAGAAAGGGCAGTATAAATACGAGGTCTTGCAGGATGCAAACGGCTACGCGGCAGGTGACGCGCTTGGTGGCGGCTTGTTTGTATTTGAAGATAGCGGCTATGCGTACATCAGTGCGGCGGCAGACCAAGCAACGGACGCGCCGTGGGGATGTCAAGGAACATTGATAGCGGAAGGCGCATCACCCGAAGCGATTGGTCAGGGCATAATTAACACCGCGACAATCGTGGCAACTTGCGCTACATCGGGTATAAGTGCGCGGATTTGCGATGAATTGATACTGAACGGGTATAGCGATTGGTTTCTTCCTTCGCTTGATGAATTAGCGCAGATGTACACTAAACTTGCGGCTGATGGCTTGGGCAACTTCGCAAATCACACCTATTGGTCGTCAACACAGGAAAGTGCCACGCAAGCATACACGATTGATATGAATAACGGAAACCAAGGCACGCACGCGAAAGACAACACATCAAATCGCTACACAAGGGCGATGCGAAGATTTGTAATGGGAACGCCAAGAGTTGTCGAAACAGGATTGGCCTACATCGAACCCGCAACCGAAACCTACGTTGCACCAAGTAACAACAACACCTATGTCAGCTTCTAAATTCGCATTTAGCTTCATCCCGACCACCGACTACCAGTTGCCTGTGATGCTGGAAAACAAACAGGCCAATATGGTGCTGTTTGGTGAGCGCAATGAATACCCCTATTACCTGCTGGACAACTACCACAAGAGCGCAAAGCACTGCGCCATCGTGAATGGCAAGGTTCACTACATCGTAGGCAAGGGATGGAAGGCGAGCGACAAAGGCACGGTTGAACAGCAAGCAAGAGCGGAGGAGTTCATCCGCGACCCGAACGTTGAGGATGATTTGAACGACCTTACCGAGAAGTTGGTGCTGGATTTGGAGTTGTTTAACGGCTTCGCACTTGCAGTGACGTGGAACAGGGGCGGCGGCATCGCCTTTGTCGAACACGTTCCATTCCAAAAGGTGCGGGTTAGTTTGGACGATGAAATGTTCCTGATAGCGGATTGGTACGATGCGCGGATGATTCAGCAGTTTCCGAAAGGCAACGAGGTTGAGAAGATGCCGAAATTCGATGAGAAGCACCGCGTTGGCAAGCAGATGTTTTATTATCGCCATTACAGCGCAGGCGTTCAGCATTACCCGCTTCCGAACTACCAAGGTGCGCTCGCGTACATTGAATGCGATGCGGAGATAGCACGTTTTCACATCAACAACATCCGCAACCAGTTTTGGGGTGGCCAGTTGATAAACTTCGCTGATGGCATCCCTACGGAAGAAGAAAAAGATGAGATTGAGCGGATGATGCGCCGCAAGTTTAGCGGTGCAGGGAATGCAGGTAGGTTTGTGCTGACTTTCAGTAGCGGCAAGGAAAGCGCGCCGAGCATCCAATCGCTAACGCCAAGCGATTTGGACAAGCAGTTTGACCTGCTAAACAAGCAGATTCAGGAGGAGATATTTGTCGCGCACAACGTCACCAACCCGATGCTGTTCGGCGTGAAAACCGAAGGGCAGTTGGGAGGAAGGAAGGAATTGATTGAGGCTTACGAGTTGTTCAAAAACACCTACGTCAACGCGCGGGTGATGATTGTGGAAAGGATGGTCAACTACATCGCAGGGTTTAACGACATCGAGGGCTTGTATTTATGCCCAACCGACCCAGTCACTGAACAACTGAGCGAACAGGTGTTGACACAGATAATGACGCGCAACGAACTGCGCGAGAAGGCAGGCCTTGAACCGATTGAAGAAGAAGCCACGCAACCCGAAGGCGCACCTGCGGTGGAGGCATTGGCGGCAGAGCCAGTGAACGAAGCACTGCGGACGATGACAGGGCGGCAATTTCAGCACCTGATGCGGATAGTCCGCAACTTCCAGTCAGGCAAGATTAGCGAGGCGCAGGCACGGACAATGCTGGGCAGTGGCTTTGGATTGACCGCCGAGCAGATTAACGACTTCCTGACCGATGGACAGGTCGAGTTCAGCGCACAAGGCGAGGACGCAGAGATGCGGATGTTGGCGGCGGTTGGGTCGCAATATGGCGATGACGCGGAAGCCTTTGACGTGGTGGATAGTTGGGAGTTGGCATTGGAAGGCGACCCTGAAACGTTTGCGGTCGATGAGGAGGAGGAGAAGTTGGACAAGCGGATAATGGCGTATCGCAAGAAGAACAGGCTGGCAACGGTTAAAGAAATGGCGGAGGCGTTGAAGGTCAGCCCTGCGAAGATTCGCAAGCGTATTGCCTATCTGCTTGAAAAAAACCGCTTTCCGATTAGCCGCGATATTGACATCGCAACGAAAGAAGTGCCAGTCGATGATGAAGTGGTGGAGGTGCGCTATCGCTACGATTGGCGGCCTGAATATGCGGGATTAAGCAAAGCGGATGGTTACGACAAAAGCCGCAAGTTCTGCCAAACGATGCTGGATTTGAGTGCGACAAAGTTGTACACCCGAAGCGATATAAACGACATCGGGCAGTTGGTTGGCTGGAACGTTTGGGAGCGCAGAGGCGGTTGGTTTACCCTTCCAAATGGCAACCACAGGCCATCGTGCAGACATATGTGGGTTCAGCAATTGGTAGTCAAAAAAGGAACAACAGTTAAACGTGTAGTATGAGCATCGCCCTATTTGTGAGTGAAGAATACCTGCTGGAAAACAGCGTCATCAACGAAAACGTAGCCTATACGCAAATCAGGCCCACGTTGGTCAAGGTTCAGGATATGCACATACAACCCGCGCTTGGCAGTGCGTTGTACAAAGAAGTTCAGACGCAAGTGGTAAACGCTTCGACAACTGCGTTAAACATCACTTTGCTGGAAGATTACATCCAACCTGCTATCGTGCAATGGATGTACTTTGAACTTCCGATGGTGCTTTCCTTCAAGTATATGAACAAAGGGATGGACAGGCGCACCAGTACCGAAAGCAACCCGATGAGCGTGGATGAGGTGTTTAAGTTGATGGACAAGGTCAAGAACGATGCCGAATGGTACACGGAGCGCATTACGCGTTACCTGCAAGAGAACCACGCCAGCTACCCATTGTTTGACAACCCACCAACGGCGATTGACACGATTTACCCGAACGGAAGTAGTTACGAAACAGGGATGGCATTGGGAAGGCGTGGCCGCTTCCGTGACCCGCTTGACTACCCTGAAAAACGCTTTTACCCATTTTAATGGCACACGCGAAAAATATCAACAAATTAAAGCAGTACTATGAGTTGGGTTCGATTAAAGAACGACCTGCTGACCTTTGCGGCGGCACATCCACAAATCAACAGCGTGGGATTCGGCGACCCGCTGGCAATCGGGACGGACAACACGATAAATCTACGGACAACCGACAGGGATAGGGTTGTATACCCTTTGCTGTTTGCCGACCTGCAATCTATGACCGCGAATGTTGGTGCGCTTACGCTTGGCGTTAGCGTGCTGATTATGGACAGGGTGGAGGATAGCCGCAACCTATCTACGGTGGTGACTGGTAGCGTGGTGGTGCGGTGGACTGACAACGAAGATGAGGTGCTGAACGACACGCTGTACATTATGCGCGACTTCATCAGCAAATTCACGAACGACCCTGCGAAGGATTACACGTTGCAGGACAGCGTGAGTGCAACGCGATTTGTGGAGGCGCGAGATGACAAAGTAGCGGGATGGCAGGCAACGGCCAACTTTGACTTTGAATATCCGCACAATTCTTGCGAAGTTCCCGATTGAGTGGTATTTAACTAAAAAGACAATGGCAAATATTAGTCAGATTAACGATGCGATGATTGGCGGTGGCGGCAAGATTAAATACTTCGGCGCAACCGCGCAAACAAACTTGCTTTGCGACTACGTTATTATTCGCGGCACAAGTCAGGTCACTGTATTGACCGATGAGAATGACGTGGACTTGATTACCGAGTTAGGCTTGGCAGGCTTAAATCTTCCTGCGTTTTGGATATTGCGTGCGCCTTACGGACGTAAAATTAAGAACATCACAATAACGTCAGGCGCCGCGGCTTATTGGTTTTAACCTATGGCACTATTCTTCGGTCACGCGTTGCCGTATATGGCAACCAACAACGATGGCAATTTATATGCTGAACTGCTACCTGCTGACCAGCGCGTAGAGGCGGCCAGCGGAACACAGGAAATTGCTGGTGGTTGCTTGGATAGCCGCGTTGTTGATTTGCGCTCACGCGTTGAGGAGCAGTTGAACGCCAACCTGCTGTTTAATTCATCGATGGCAGGAGCGACAGGAAGCGTGTTGCCAACGAATTGGGCCAGTGGTAGCGTTAGCGGCTTGACCTACACCATTAGCAGTGCATCAACGGTTAAGGGTTTCCGTTCGATTGAATGGACAGTCAGCGGCACGGCATTGTCGGATGGCGACATATACCTTGCCTGCGAGCCGATGCAGTCGGGCAGTGTTGTTGCGCAAATACCAAACGAATACGTTGGCAGTATGTACTGCGCCAAAGTGAGCGGCACGATTAAGGCGGTGATGGTGTTGCAGACGCTAACGCAGAACTTTGTGGATGGTGCGGTTCAGGAAACGAAGACGAAGGACTTGGCGGCAGTGACAGGGCAGACGTTTGTGCGCGTTGAGCCAAATAGCGTTAAGACCGATATTGACTTGGAGAACCGCGTCAATTTGCGGTTGTATCAGCCGATAGCGAGTGGCGAAGTGATTGACTTCACCATCCGTGTTGCCGCGCCGCAAGTGGAGGCAGGCTTTGTGGCATCGCCGTTTATCAGCACGGTATCGGGTGCGGTCAGTGAAGTGCGTGGCAGACCTTCTATTTTGGTCGTGCCGCAGTTAACGAAGGAAGGCGTTGTCTATCCGCAAATACCTGTGGTTAGCGGTGCTGACTTCACCTTCACGCGAGCGACCACCGCCACGCGGGTGAATGCGAGTGGATTGATTGAGAGTGTGGCTTCGGGAGTGCTTCGCTTGGACTACCCAATTACAGGCGGTTGCCCTGCCGCGTTGATTGAGCCTGCGGGGACGAATTTTGCACGGAATGTGCAATTTATGACAGGTCAGGACACGCCAGCGGCATCGGGAGGAATGACGATAACAACAGGAAGCACGGATTTTCTTGCGCCTGATGGAACAAGCGGAAGCATAACCAAGTACGTTGGTGGTGCGGCATCGGGTGGTGTTCAGTATGCCTATTTTAGTGGCGGTAATGTAACATTCACTGCGTCAGGACAGCATACGTTTAGTTTATTTGTAAAGGCAGGAACAACTAATCCGCTGAATTTTTGTGCAATAGGTTTTACCGCATATACAGGGGGAAGTGGCACGGCAATATCATATTTTAGCCTTGCAAGCGGCACGGCATTAACAGCAGGGGCAAGCATTCAAGATTATGGCAACGGATGGTATCGATTGATTTCAGCACCATATACGATTGCATCGGGTGACCTTGCGGGTAATATATTATTTTATCAAGCCGAAGGAAATAATGACGTTAATTTTCCCGCATCAGGCGCACTTGACTTAACCGCTTACATTTGGGGCGCACAGGTCGAAACAGGCGCAATCCCTACTTCGTACATCCCAACGACAACCGCATCCGCAACCCGCGCCGCGGATGTTTGCAGTGTGTCGGGGGTGAGTGGGTATATCGGGCAGACGGAGGGTACGATTTATGCGGAGGTGGATGTGAGGAATTTGACCGATGGAAGGATTTTGACGATTTTCAAAACATCGAGTCAATACATTTTATTAAGCAAAGCCACGAGTAGGCTGGGAGGAGCAGTAATTGATACAACAAGCAGTCCTACAACTGTTGTTAATTTACAAACAGCATCGGGGTCATTAACATCGGGAATTTACAAATTAGCATTGGCGTATAAGCAAAATGACTTTGCCTTTTATGTTAATGGAATACAAGTGGGAACAAGTACTTCTGGTAACGTTATTGGAGATTATTCTTCAATTCGCATAGGTAATTTTGATACAAGCCTGTTTTTCAACGACCGCCTCCGCGCCGCCGCCATCTACACCACAAGGCTCGACAACACCACGCTCGCCAACATCACCCGACTAACGTAATGGCTACCTTCCGCAAATACGCCTTCCCAACCCAAGCCGAGTTCGAGGCTTTCTATCAACTTTCCCAACCCGATGCCACCTGCGTTGAGTTGGGCGAAATCGACAACACCTACTGCGTTGACCTGCTGTGGACAAACGAACCCGATGCAGATTGGGAGCAATACGAAACGTGGCCGAGCCCAGTGGGGATACATACTTTTTTAGGCTGGGATGAACAATACACAAAAGAATACAATGAAAGACTTCCTAAATAGTATCGGCATCAACATCGGCCTAACCATCGCGGGCTTCCTCGGTTCGCTTCTTCTATTGCCTAAACAACGGAATTGGAAGATGCAACTGGTCAGCGTCTTTTCAGGGTCACTTTGCGCCACCTACCTTGCGCCTGTGCTGATTGGCTTCCTGAACATAAACGCACCCAATATTCAGTATGGCTTGGCTTTCTTGGTGGGATTCAGTGGAGTGAAGATTGCCGAGGTGCTGGAGGCAAAGATTCTCAAAACCCTATCCAGTGATAATAACGCGCAACGCGGCTAACATCCACACCCTGAACTACACGGGTGACGAACTGAACTTACTGCTAATTTCAGACCTGCACTTTGACAACCCCAAATGCAACAGGCCGCTCCTAAAAAAAGACTTGGACGCGGCAAAGGCGAAGGGCGCAGGAATCATCGTAAACGGTGACTTCTTCTGCTTGATGCAAGGCAAAGGTGACCCGCGTAAAAGCAAGGATGACATCAGGCCCGAGCATAACAAAGGCAACTACCTGCAAGCGGTTGTGGAGGATGCGGTGGAGTGGTTTAGTCCGTATAAGGACAACCTATTGCTTATTGGCTACGGCAACCACGAAACCCAGATTATCAAACATATGGAGTTTGACCCGTTGCATATGTTTCAGAGCATCTACAACTACAAGAACCAAAGCAACCTGCAATTGGGCGGCTATGGTGGCACGTTGAAGGTGGTGGGGGAAATTCGTAGCGGCCTGCATCGCGCCTTCGTCATCCACTACTACCACGGTTCAGGTGGAGGCGGACCCGTAACCAAGGGCGTGATTCAAGACCAACGGATTATGTCATTCGTGGAAGGCTACGATATGACGTGGCAAGGTCACGTTCACGAGTTGTACCACCACGTCAATATGGTTCAGTATTTCAACCGAACGCAAGACATCATCCAGCAGAGGCGTGTACATCAACTGCGCACCAGCACATACAAGGAAGAGTACGGTGCAGGTGAAGGAGGCTATCACATTGAAAAGGGAAGACCACCGAAGCCGCTTGGTGGCTATTGGCTGAACCTGCAACAAGAACGACTGCGGAAGATAGAGGACAATGGCAAGGAACGCGACAGGGTGGAGTGGGTGGTTAAACTGCATACAACGTAATGAGAACTATTAAGTACATCGTGGTGCATTGTACAGCTTCCCCACAAGCGACAACCGTTGAAAGCATTCAACGCTACTGGCGTGAACGGCTTGGCTGGTTGGCCAGTGGCTATCACAAAATCGTAAAAGCAAATGGCGAGGTTATCACTTTGGCGCAGGATGATGAGATTTGCAACGGCGTGGCTGGTTATAATTCTGCTTCACTTCACGTATCCTATATTGGGGGCATTGATTCGCGTGGCAATCCGCTTGACAATCGGACGCAGGGCCAAAAGGACGCGCTCAGTCAAGTCCTACACGCGTGGCGGGCCAAGTACCCCAACGCCCAGATTCAAGGCCACCGCGACTTTCCACGAGTAAACAAGGCTTGCCCATCCTTCGATGCAAAAGCTGAGTATAGTCATATTTAGCCTGCTACTGGCTGGATGCTGTCGTAAGGCAGTGGAAGTGCGCACGACTACGGCAGTGCACAAGGACAGCGTATTGATTGAGGTGCCAAGGTTTACGGAGTTGTACATCGACAACCCATGCGATAGTGCTGGGATCCTGCGGCAGTTCAGATTTACGGACAGCACGAAAACAAGCGTTTTAAGCGCGTCAAATTATCGCGGTGGTATTCGCATCCAAGTGCGCAGAGATACTGTCATACAACGCTTCGTAGAGCGCGACACGGTAACGATTGAGCGCGTGGTGAAAGTCGAGCCTGCAAAGCGCAAGAATCGGATGGCGTTTGTGTGGTTCGGAATAGCACTCGGATTGGTGCTTTCGATTGCGGCTTTCCGCTTGATGCGCCTGTAATCAAGGCTTCGCGAAGGGGTCATTTCTAAACTTTTTTTTGGAAAGTGCGTTAGGACGCTGGAAACGCAGAAAAAAAAATAAAAAAAAGTATACAACCTATATATATATGTATGTAACTTTGGTGCATACCAAAACGGTAGCAACTAACCCTCTAAACCCCAACCCAATGAACATCATCACTCCCAACGGCAACAAGTTCAACACCGAACTTCCAGCCAAGTCCAACCTGCTAATGGTCTTCACCGACAATGGCGAGCAAGTGTTTGACCGCCTGCGCGTTACAGGCAAGTACACCGTAGTGACCCAGTTTATGAAGCCTGTCGCTATGATTGAGGTCGAGCATTCCTTCGGCACTGACGAGATTTGCGAAGATTACCTTTTGCAGTAACCCAACGAGGGGCGCGGCTCGACAACGCGCATCTTTAACCCTCTAAACCCAAACCCAATGACCAACCCAATCTTTAACATTGTAGGCAACACCTACACCGTGCAAGTCACCGATTCGCTCACGCTTGACATCACGATTGTAATATCCGAATGCGGCGACATCTGCTACACGTTCAAAACACCGAGAGGCTGGGGCGGCCGCCACTACTACTCCCTGTGCAACCAAATTGCTGACGCATTTGACACGCAGTATCCTGAAATCAACAAATCCATCAACCTTTACAATTTAACCTTTAACCCATCAACCAATGAACATCATCGAATCAACCCCCATCAACCTCGGCAATGACGATTGCGACATCGTGAATGCCTTCATCTACAAGCAGAATGGAACGCTTCACCTGCACATCGACTACCCAACCTCTGACCGCATTACCAACGAGTTCAGGCAGAGCGACATTGACGCGCTGTGGGAGTGCCAATACCCCGAATGGAATGACCTTCTTTTTTCAACTATCTAAACCCAAACCAATGAAACCCCAAACCCAATTCTACCTCTTCACCGAGAAGGGCATCATTGACCGCTTCTTCTGCGGCAACATCTACGAGGCGCAAGCCGAAGACCCTATCCGTTACCACGGGTGCCCAATGACCTTTCAGGAGTGCGCTGACAACGAGTTGTGCAAGCAATTCGCAACCCGCAAGGAGGCGAACCAGTACAGCCGCGTACAGGAGCGGTTTTTGGAATTGAGCAACAGACACGCGCTCAAAGTAATGCGCGAAGAAGAATCCTACCTTTACTAAACCCCAAACCCAATGCAACACGACATCATCGCACAAACACCCATCACCTTGGACAATGGCAAGGTGGTGGGTGCCTACATCCACAAGCAATCCAGCGGAATGTACGCGCTTCACATCGATTATATCTTTGAAGCGAACAGCAATTCAACGCGGACCAAGCAAATCACCGAAGCACTGTGGCGCAAGCAACACCGCGAGTGGTTCAGGTTCATCCGCTTCCAGCGTTCTTCAACACCACTGCCAATGCCTAAAACTAACCAATGAAACACACCTTCACCCTTGACGCGTGGTTCGCGCATATCCGCAAGCAACTGCGCATCACACCAACACCAACACCTGCGGAAATCAAACAGCCACTGCGCTTCGACTGGGCGCTTTATGGCCGCATCCTTCAAGCTAAACACCTAACCAACTGACATATGCAACCAATACAAGGCAAAGCCACTGCATTTTACATTGACGTCAAGTCACCTGTCCGCGCAGGAATGCAGTTTAATACCAACAACTACAAGATTCGCAAAATTGGCTACGACATCGTGCGCATCTACTTCGACAGTGCCGAGAAAGATTGCACTGTTGGCCAGCAACGCATCAAAAGAGTTTTAACCTACTAAACACCAAACCAATGACCAACCTATTTGACCGCTTGACACCTGCCGCAATGGAGGTGTACAATAGCCTTCCCGAATCAACCCAGCAGTTGATTTTCGACACCCTGCAAACAAAGTACTACACCTCGATGAGTTACAACGACGCGCGGTTTATCTGCACGGCATTGCAGTGCAAGGATATGTTTATGATGCCCTTCCTGTTCGTTGACGTTGACCGCAACTACGCCGCAATATGAAAGCACTGACCTACACCGCGTTCCTT